CATCAAGAGTAAATATATCATTTGGTGCATCTGATGTTACTGTTGTTCCTGTTGCGGTAATTACTGTACCACCAGCAGCATTTACAATACCAACTCTACCAAATGAAAGTCCTTGTGAACTCATTGGGAAGATAACACCAGTTGTTGAACTTGTTGCAACAAATACTGGCTTTACGATACCAGTTGTTGGTTTTGTTGTTGTATAATTTGGTGTACCGCTGGTTAAGTAATAAACTGCACCAGAATCTAATCCGGTTACATTACTAAATTCACCATGTGTTACTACCCAAACCTTACCTCCGCTTATTCTTTCAACAATACCAAGTGAATATGCTTCGCTGTCATCTGAAACAGAAGTCAATGCACATTTTACTACAGTTGCTTGGTTATTTGTATCATTATAAATTTTTACTATATCACCAACTGCTAAACCTGAAGAATATGCACTACTTACATAACGATTTGTCCACTTAGAATCAAGAACACCATTTGAATTACTGATTGGTATTATACTTGAAGAATAATCGGTTACACTCTTAAAGTTTGTTGTAGATCCTGCAACATTTCCAATTTGGATCTTATCTGAAATTACAAATGTACTTGTTACTGGACTTAGAGTATCGATTTGTGCATAGAATATTCTATTCTCTACATCAGTGTTTACATATGTCTTGTAGATGAAATTTAGTGCTCTATCTACATTTCTTGCTTCGATCAACCAAGAATGATCATCGCCTTGTGTAATTTGTTGACCCATTAATAGTTCAAGACCAACATCGTATTGGTTTGAACCATGAGTACTAAATTTAAAATCGCCTCTTCTATTATTACTATTGGTTAAGAAAGAATATCCTGTTTCTAAACCAATATTTCTATTTGAGAACCATGCTGCTCGTGCTAGATCATAGGTAAACTTTACCTTTGAACTTGTGGTTGTATCCAAGATAAGACCAGCATCATTTTCAGTGATTGTATCACCATATTGAAGACGAATTACATTATCATTAACATTTAGAACAGATGCCGTTATTGTTCCAGTAAATGCATGGTTACCTGTAAGAGTTGGTGGCAACATGGCAGATGCGGATATCTTATAGACATCATTACTTACGCCTGTTGTTGGTGTTTCGACCACAAATAGATCATCATTAGCAACAGAAGCAGCAGCAGTTAGTGATTCAAAATCAAGAGTTAATTTACCAGTAGCATCATTTGGATATGCCTTAAGACCTTTACCAGTATCAATATCAATAATTACATTACCACCAGATCTGGATTCTGTTAGACCCTTTCTTGGTGTAATATCATATATGTTGAGTGGATTGATTGCATCAATCAGTAGATTTGTTCGTGTAAACCAAGTATAAAAATTATCACTGAGTGCTAGTGGTGTAATATCTGTTATTAGATTGCTACCGTCTGTGCTCATTTCTTGATTTCCCGTATTAGATTATTCAATAATTCTTTTATATCACTTATTTCTTTTTTCATATTATCTACCGTCTTTTCCAAACTAATTGCTTTTTCTTTTTCCTGCCTCTTCATCTTTGCCAACTTAACTTCTTCTAGATTACAATTTAATACTGCTCCAGAATATTTATCACGATATAAATTGGGATTTCCTTCAACTTGTACTTTTTTAATCATGTTGCTGTTATTATTCTAAGATCTTTGATCTTTGGTATTACCGATTCACTTGTTGAGTATAGAACAACCTTTATCGAGAATTTAGAAAATTCTTGACCTATTTCACTAGCAGTTAATGCATATTTTGCTTCTTGGAAATCTGATTCTGATGTTGATACGAAATTTGTATAATTTGGAGTCATCAACTCATATTTCTCATTTGCAAATGGTGTATCAGTTCCCTGAACCTGTCGCTTGATATATACATCAACTGCTGTTCCTTGTGGTTTATTTATTTTCATACAAACTGAACAGTTTGTTGCTTCTAATCCCGGTTCCAATGTTACTGTCTTAGTTATATATCGTGCTTTTGTACTATATGCTATTGCAGATAGTTCTTCAGATACATTTGTTTGGGTACTAATTAGATTTCTAATTCCTAAGAAGTTTAACTTTTCAGTATCAATAACTGGACTTAAATTGTTATCAGAATCAGACTTCATATTAATAGTGAGTCTTACAGAATCACCATCAAACATAACATTTTTATTATTTGTATATGTTATATTTGTATTTGGTTTAATTGTATTTGTTGATAGTAATGAACTGTTCTCATTTAATGTTTCTAGGTTCATAGAAGAGATCAAACCACCAAAATCAACATATGACATTGTAACATTTGCTACAGAATATTTCTCAACAGATGCATTTGGTAGAACTGGATCTGTTAGAACCAGTGTTCCTGTACTACTAAAATCACACTTATTTACAACAAACATTAAATCTGTAGATTGCATCTCAACCCATGTTGAGTTATTGTTAGTCTTATACATCTTTCCAGTGTAAGGCTGTTCTGAAATTGCTATATTTGTATATAATTGATTTTGTCCAACTTCTGCAACATATACAGCATATTCAGAACTATTTGAAGTTAGTACTAATGAGTGTTCTCCTGGTAGTAGATGTACTGGTGCATCAAATGTGAATGTTGTTCCATTTGAACTTACTGTACCATCACTTGATCCTGGCGTTGGTGTAGAACTACCACCAATAACTGTTACTAGATCTGGAGTTAGTGTCTTTGTTGCATATGGATATACAACAGAACCTACACCAATTGATGGGTAACCAGATGCAACTGGTCTAATTTCCAACTTAACTGGTATGCCTTGAGTATCCTTAGAAGCAAAGAACAATTCAACACTATTTGTAAACAATCCCTGTGGATACTTAATAGGATCTACAAAGAATGTTTGTGCTAGTAATGTTTGTGCAGTATCTGTTGTGGAAACTGCTGCTGGTCTTGGGTATGTTAAATAACTATTTTTGAATGAATTTATACCAGAACTTACATACTTTACTTCTGCAAATGTTGTTGCTAAATCTTTATTACCATTTGCATTATCCATTACACTTAATAGTTTTTCACCAATTCTAAATTTACCTGCTGGTAAATTAAATCTGAATGTGGTTGTTCCTGATGTAGTTGTTCTATTATTAGTACCATTTACATATGAACTATTTCCATCTGCAGTCTTACAGTAAGAATCAATTCTTATACCATCAAAATATGGATATACAATCTTTGATGGCTTAAGACCAGTTATTGTTACTGTTATTGTGTTCTCTCTCATGAAAGGAACAATGTCAGTATTCAATACTCTATCTGCAATCTTTGTTTTACCGACTTCAGGTGTTCTGGATGCTATGTCTCGTGTTAGACTTGTAATACCATTCTTTGTGAATGTTAGTCTCTTCTCATCAAGAGGAACACCTTGCCAATTTGTTTGCCAATTATTCCATTTAGTAGAAAATGCTCCAAGATTATTGTTCTTACTTGCAGCGACCATATTTTTAAATGTATCATTCTCACCATCAATATTGGTTAGTAGTAATGGTTTATTTGTGGTATCAAACCATGCATCACCAGATGGTGACAAACTTGCAGTACCAACCCAAACAGTATTTGCAAAATCATTTACTGTTATTGACGAGCTGGATAGTGATTGAATAATGAATGGACTCTCAGTGAAGTTTAGAGTTACCAAACCAGTTGTATTATTTGTTTTTGCTGTGCTCTCTGAACTTATATCAAAATCAACAACTGTTGTCTTGAATGGTGGTCGTAATATGTTACCATAAGTATCAATTGAGCAGTTATAGTCTGGGTTAGCAGTATCACCAATACCGTGTCCAGAGAATCCGTCTACTAGAATTGATGTCTTGACAAGTTCTGTTCCTGTAGAATCGACAATCTTTGTATCTTGTGCTGTCTTTTCTAATAGGTTTAGTTTTGTGAAGTATTCTAGGTTTTCAATTCTCTTTTCCAATTCTCTAATATCATTCATAGTGAATCTTTGGTGATTATATGATGTTATTGTTAAATCGTTTATATTAGAAAGATATGATGGTGAATTTACAGTGAATAATGTCATTGAATTTGGTTCATCTGGTGGCATTATTGGTGTAAGTGATGATGGACTTTCAAGAACCTTGAATTGTGTATCTCTAGTGAGAACAACTTTATAGTTCTTTGCTTCAAAGTAAGAATAATCCACACTGAAAGATTCGGTAATAACTGGTATACCATAGATGCCACTTAGACCACCACTTGAATTTCTATATGGTCTAAAATCTATAACTGTATCGAGATTATATTTTTGATTTGTTGATGGACTTGTATAAACAGGAACATCATTATGTGTTTCATATGAATTTACTACAATTGGTCCATTTCCTTGATGTTCAAAATATGTGTATGATATAAGGACAGTTGTATTTGTTAGAGAATAAACACCTAATTTTTCTTGCTTCAATTGTAAAGTAGCATATTCATAAACATTGTCTGTTTGACCATTATTGAAATCAAAGAATGAAAGATCATAAATGTTACCAGAAGTATCTGTCATATAGTCAATTGATACAACATCTGCTGTACTGATTGTTAGTACGCTACTGGAACTGAATGATAATCTTTCTGTCTTTCTCTTCTTTACTTTCTTTCTTATTCCCAGTTCTGTAGAACCACCAACGGACATGGTAGCAATTAATCTATATGTTCCGGATGGAAGCACATTCTGACCAGTTTGTTGTTTTAGTGTTATTGTTAATTCAGATACAGAACCTTGACTGGAATTATTATTAACACATTTAGTAAAATAAGTTGTATCCGATAGATCATAAATTTTACCATTATCAGTATCAACAAAGATATAGTGTGCGATCAAGTCTGCAGTATCAACTTTTCCTTGTTCTTGACCCACACCAGTTGCACCACCAATAAATCTAATATTTGCAGGAACATCAGCAGTTATTGTTAATGTTGGATTTGTTTCATTGCCAAGATATTGTACTTCTATATCTCTTTGTAATCTGTATTTAAAATCCGAAATATTATTGATAGTATCTCCTACAGGAAGATCAAATAGTAGAGTATTTTGTTGTGGTGATTGTATTGTTGCTACACCATCAACAGAATCAACAGAGAATATATCAATTACTCCTGTAGAATCTGCTATTTTTACAGTAGATGATAATGGATACTTTGCATTATTAGCACCAATATTATTCATATTAATATCAAATAAATGTACAGTATATTGATCATCCGATAATCTATGTAATTGTCTAAGTTTAGCAGTACCAGTTGTTGCGTATTCGCCCGATGAAGGAGAAACAGTAGTGCTATCAACAGTGTAATTAAAACCTGGTCTTTGAGATGAAACTGCCGTATATACTAGTGCTCTTGCTCCAGAAACACCAATAGTGAAACCAAAATTCTTATCAGTAATTTTATTTAAAATTATAGTTGTTGTTCCTTCAGCAACTGTTGCTGCTGGATTATTTACTTCTCCTGCTTTGAAGTATATAACTTTACCATGTGATGTTGTACCATTTGGTTGAACTTGGGTCATTATATCTCCACTATACAATTCTTTACCAGTTGTATATGATTGTGAAGAAGAATTTATAATTTGTTTACTTGCACCAAATGCATTAGTTGGGTCAAAGTCACCATTGTCAGGAACATATGTTTGTTCGGAATCAATGAATATACCTAATGTCTTTTCTATTTCATTGATACCAGAAATCTCATTTATTGTATGCTTATTTGCCAATTCCCAACCTCTACCACCATATCTTGTTCCTGTATCTTTTTCAAATATAAAACCACATTTTTGTTTAAATGTATTCTTCTCTTGTAGTATTATTAATGTTCTCGAATTTGAGTCCCAAGAAACTACACTACCAACTGCTATACATTGAGTTGCTGAAAATCCAGTTCCGGTTGAGTCGGTTGGTAAATAATCAATATCATATTGGAAAACCTTTTTACCTGCAGTATATTCACCATAACTTGGTGATTCTTTAAACTTAATAGTTGTAAAGAACCCACATGTACTGTTATCAAGAGATGTTACTGTTTTAGCAGTGTAACAAGCACATGGTCCATATACGGATCCGATACTAGAATATTGTGCTGGCGTTTCATTGAATTTTACAAAATCAACAGAACCTTGTACTTCAACATATATCTTGTAGCCACCAGGAGTAGAATCTTCTGTTACTGCAAGTACTAGTCCTTGTGCTTGTAATCTTGAACCACTCTTTACATATGATTGTTTGACAGTATCTCCAACTCTGAACTTACCAAGACCAGCAGTACCAGTACCACCAGAAGTTTCAGAACAATCTTGACTACTTGTTGCTTCTAGTAAAGTTATTTGTACTATGTTATTTTGTAAATTTATATTTTCTATACTACTACCATATGCAATTGCAGATCCTACTTCTGGATTATAAACCACACCAGCCTCTTGTGTTGTGTTTGAACCGGGTAGAGTCATACCACGAATTCCTGTAGTATTACCAAATATAATATTATTTGTAGGTATATTTACATATAATGTACTACCAGCAGTAATTCCAGAACTACTTGCAGGAATCCATCTTCTAGTATATGCTTTCTTAATAATAATTCCGGTATTACTCAAATCTGATAATGAATTTATTGTTGGTAAACTTGAAAAGTTACTATAATCTACTTGGTATACAAAATTATCAGAAGTGTCTTTATATTCATCCGTAATAAATTGATCTTCGTTATCAGATAATCCATCCTGTCCAAATGCAGTTTTAAAATTGCCATGATATGGTTCGGTGAATACTAAACGAGAAATATTTGTTTCTGTTTCAAAGGAAGAATTTGATATGGTATAATTCAAACTCTTTGTTGCTGAAATTTGTTGTCCTATTTTCTTTACTCTATCATCTGCAGTTTCGGATGGTCGTATAAAACCAGAAGTAGTGCCTTCACTCTTCAATGCAAGATTAAAGCCAGTTGGTGGATTTACAAATAACACATTGGAATAACCATTCTCTGCTTGTTCTGTTGCAAATAATGGTGACCAGTATTTTACTGGTAGTTGTGAAGAGGTATCGGCTATTTTTGGTATATTAATTTCAACAAACTCTCCCTTCAATGTTACTGATGGGAATGAGTTTATATTAAAATTTGTATAATCATCAAATGCATACACGGATCCGGGTACACTTGATTTCGATGCGGTTACGATAAAATAATTACCAACATTTGTATCTATTTCATAATTATCCAAAGATACAATATCTCTTGGTCTATTTACTGATATATTTGTGTTGTTTATATTTTCAAATTCGTAACCAAAGACATATGCTTTTCCTGGTTGAACAGAGAGAACAAATTTATCATCAGATCCCTTTGGAGTATCAGAAATCTTATATGTTCCAGTTTCATCTTGATCTACAGTAACGGTATTACTAGTTACCTTAAAATAGATATTTGTTTCCGGAATAGTACTGCCTTTTCTGAATAGATAAAACTTGGTACTATTTGCAATTGGTAAAATATTGTTGATATCAGTGTTTTGGTATTTTGCAGTTATAGTAACGACGCTACTACCAGAAACACCTGCATTAACAGATACGATGTCAAGATATGAAATTGTTCCACTAGAATTGTATATTTTCAATACATCTCCGGGGAAAGGTGGTAGATCTGAAGAATTTGGATCACTATAGGAAAATGCTAATTGGTTTGCTCCTGTTATTTCTGTAATATCTCCAGAATAACGAGTTGCAGTGAATATATACTTGTCAGAACGAATATGATTCTTTACTTCTAAACCAAATGGTCTTACAGTATAAGATCCAGATTCGTCATATGTTCTTCTAGCAAAAATATCAAGAAGATCTGAATATGTTGGAGTTCTTCTTACAAAATCTAGTTTACCATTTACAGTTCTTGCAAGTTCAATAAAATCCTGAGTTGAATATTCTTCTGGTTTAGTTTCAAGATTTGAGAAGACAAATGATGTGAGAACTAAATTAATTGTATATCTATCAGCACCGGGGGCATTATAATTGTATGAACCGTTTGCTGGATCCTTTAGAGTATTGTCTTCTGTAGCATCGATGGTTGTTCTTTCTACGGAGAAACCAATTCTATTTGTTGGCATATCAAAAATTCTAACACTATTTGTCAGTGAATAGAGAGATACTGTTTGCTTTGTATTATTTACAAAGAAACCATCAACATAGAATATACCACTATCTACTGATACTAGAGTTGAATCTCCAACAGCAGCAATACCAGTGGCATCAACTGCTTGCTTTATTGAATACCTTCTATTATCTGTTGTATCCAAAACTTGATTTATTACAGTTGTAGTTGATCCAACAAATTCTGTTCCACTTAAGTATTGCAAAAACAATACAACATAATTATCACCTGTTTGTGCTGGTAGTGTATGAATGACTTTTGCTTTGACACCTGTGGTACTACCATCAGTAACTATGTGACCTCTTAGATTGGTATGGGTAAATGTATTACCAAGTATTGTTGGTGATACACGGACAAACTTGCAATTTGTTAAAGTTGTTACTCCACCAAATACAAGACTACCATTCTTAAATACATGACTACCAAGTGTTGATAGTTGATTTTGTAGTAGAGTTTGTAGTTGGGTTAGTTCTCTTGCCTGAACTGAATAACCAGGCTTGAATAGAATTCTAAGAAAATTCTTGGTATCATTAAAGTCATCATAATACGGCGAATTGGAGAGAATATCTGCGTGATTGTATGCCATTTATTTACCTCAGAGTCCTATTATTATTTTAATTTCTTCAGTTTGATCATCACCACGAACAACAGGTCTTATATTTTCTATGTATATAATTTTTCCAGAATATCTATCTACTTCTGGTAAATTGATATCTGAAACTACTGCTTCTTGAGTTGTATAAAAACTACCAGAAAGTTTTTGTATCTTATAATTTGGATTGACACTAAATGAACCAGTTGTACTTGATAGTATAAGATTACCGTAAGTGCCATCATATGATACTACCCAACCAACAACAACTCCCTCAGCACCAGTGGTTAATTGTTTAATATTGTTATCTTCTGCAAAGTCGCTTGCAGTAAATAGATCAGTATTTCCAGTAGGTCTTGTGAGAGTTAAGGTAGTAGTTGCTCTAAAAATATCATTACCTTGAATTACTTCTGTCTTTGCAACATTTTTTATTATACCAACTTTATCGGTTGTAAATCCTAAAACACCTTCTGTGGTACTTACGCCACTAATTCCTATAATATTTTCACCGCTTATGAGGGTGCCTGCATCATTATAAAATGATTCTATGAATTTACCATTTATGTCCTTGACCACTAATTTACCATCAGTTCCAAAGAAAGTAGGATACCAACTTACAACCTTAGCGGTTGATAAACTATTTTGACCCAAAATAGAGTAGTCTTGTATAAATGTGGTGTTTGTGTAGTAATCATAAGGTGCTGACTTTTCTACAACAATATCGCTGTATACTGTATCGGTTCCCAAAACAGGATAATCTTCTATTACTAGTGGATATACAGTTGCACTGGTTGCATTTGGATTATAATTTAAAAACTTACCATTTACCGTTTTTAGGATAAGGGTATTTGTGATTATATCAAAACTAGAATAGGTTCCTTGTGCTTGTCCTAAATTATCATCAGAACCTTGTTTGACTATTAGTGTTGGATTTGCTTGTATGGTTGAAAGGAATGAAGAATAATTTCCACTTAAAACCATTGATGTTGTTGAATTGATATTTTCTATATCAAATGTATATGTTTGAGATGATTGTGATTCACCTGTGACACTTATATCTTGAATAATACCAACTTGACGATAATCATTATAGAACTTTAGATTTTGTATTTGTTCTTTATCAAATTTTGTTAGTATCATTACATCTTTGCAACCAAGTTCAATTAATGCAGATGAACCATGACCATTAAATGGTGAAATTATTGCTCTTGCTTTTGTCTTTTCTGATTCTGTAGTCTTTGATGTTTTTATTTCTACAGTTACATCTTTATAGTTTTGTCCACCATCAATTACAGAAATTAAATTTATTAGTTTTGTCGTTGGATCTACAACAGGTATTGCTATTGCACCAGTACCATTACCAGTAATTTGTATTTTTGGTAAAATTTTGTAATAACTACTAGTTGTGACTGCATCAGTAAATCCTTCATCTACTGTTGCAATTCCTGTAGAACCATCATAGTCAGTGATGGTTCTTACCTGACCAGAGCCAGTTCCACTGTAAATATAAACCACATAATTATCATTATAGATATTATCTATTCTACTGATATTAGAATTTGTATTAAATTTAATGGTTGTTACACCAACCGGAAAATTAATTAGTACTAAATGGTCTACTGTTTCTGGATTATCTCCAAGTATATAATCAACAGCAAATGGATATGATGAACCAATTTGAGTTACTTTTATATTTGATATTGATCCATTTTTATTTGCTTTTGCATCTTGTTCAACATCTAATTGTAATGATCTTTGATCTGTGTATGACAATTCATCAAGATATTCTACAGGAATATATTCTTCTGTAATGAAGTCTTGTAATTCTGGTCTTATAGAATACAAATATTTCCAAATATAACCATCTTGAGTTATTATTTCTTCTGTTGATGTTCCTATTGGTGAGTATCGTGATTCTCCACCATTATTATTAGAAATACATTTATAAACATTATTATCACTTGTTAAAACATAAAAATTAACAGGGGTTGTTTCTGAATATAAGTCAGAAGAATCATCATATTGAGTGTATTTTGTATTATATGTCCAATCTATTCTTCTTATGACAAATACAATATCATTTAAACTAATTCTCTTACATACTAACATATTTTTCCATGCATCCAATTCTTCTTTTAAAGAATCCAATGTGGTGGGGGGTGTATTGTCATTTTCCCATTCTGTTACTTTTCCTATAAACAGATAATTTTTTGTATCTGAAAAGTCAGAGAATTTATCATAAAATGAGTGTATAACAGAATTTTTAAAATTAGTTCTTAGCATTTTAGTTATCTATTCTTTCCGATTAAATACATCCTCTAATTTTTCGTCAACTGTTTTTTTATCTTCCATAATATACCTCAATATATTTATACCAAAAATGTTCAGTCTGTCATGTAATAATAACCACCACCTGATCCACC